GGGTGCAGAACTTGCAGAGGCGAAGGCAGCCTTTAAAGAAAGGTGGGGTGATTCTCTACCTGATATCGATATAGATGGTATGATGGAGAAGGTTGCGGCAGCGAAGAGTTTAGTCGATAACTTCGAAGAAGATCTTAACGATTTCGTGACCGGCGCTGTCAGTAATATTGCGGGCGCGGCGGGGGATGCGTTAAGTGATATAGCAGGTGCAATAGCCGAGCCTTTCGATTTCTGTAAGGATGTACCCAATATCGATGCTCCGAAGGTAAGTGCTGACGGTAAGGTAGAAAAGGTTGTCGATAAAGGCGCTGAACCAACAACGCCGGCCGCGGGCCCGAAGAAGGTAGAAGAAGTGGTTCCTACCGTAGTGCAAAAGGAGAATGAGGTAAGCTCCTCTGGTTTAATCGAGAAATCTTATTCAGAATTGCTCGATGATCTAGCACCTTATAGGAAAGAGATCGATGAGCTAATTAAACCATTCCTACCACCAATTAAGAAATTTTCGAAAAACGAAAAAGTGATGTCTCGTAATAAAAAATACAAAAAGCTCAAGGAGAAATATGCGAAGGCAGATCTAAAGGAAAGTGAGTATTATAATACTGTTGCTTCAAGTGCTGAGAAGAAACTGATTGAGGAAAAGTGGCAATATTGGAACGAAGGGAAGGTGGCCTATTACAATAAAAAGCTTATCTTTACTTATTACACATTCCATGTGCGAGGTCAGCAAGCTGCTATCAATGGAATGGAAGTATTAGTAGCTGCGCAAAAAACTGATCCAAACGAAAAAGGACACGTACTGCATTACAATAGAGTTACTTTTAGCGGTGGTGCTGTGACAATTAGACCTGCATTTGTAGATGGTATGAAATGGTGGCCTATCGTAAAAGAAATAAATTCGCGATATGCAGATGCAGTTGCTGCGTTTAATAACTACAAAAGGCGCTAATCGTTATAAATAGATTATATGAGTATCGCAACTTCAGGTTACAGTAAACAGCGCTCGTCAAATGTTGCGGGGAGGGCGCTGTATTCTGATCTTGATTTGAATCTCAATTTACATCCAGTGAAAATGGATATTTCTCCTGTTACCGATGTAAGAGCTGTTCGCAATTCTGTTAAAAATTTAGTGCTGACGAATTTCGGTGAGCGGCCATTCCAACCGAAGCTAGGATCAAATGTAACTGCACTGCTTTTTGAAAACACCGATCAGTTTACTGCGATCATGATGAAGAAAGAAATATATCGTTTGCTTGAAGATCATGAGCCAAGGATCAACGCAATAAGAGTTGAAATACTTGATGATACAGATGCAAATGCATATCGTGTTTCAATAGAATTTAACGTAATAAAAATTAATGCACAAGCCGAAGTTGAATTCGCGCTGCAGAGACTAAGATAAAATGACAACACAGTTTAATACAACAGAATTAGATTTCGACCAAATTAAAGATAACCTTAAAAATTATTTTAAACGTGGTGATTCTCCTTTTCGCGATTGGGACTTTGATGGTTCAGGTTTAAATAACTTACTCGACGTTCTTGCTTATAATACACATTATAATGCGATGAATGCTCACGTAGCAATGAATGAATCCTTTCTGGATTCTGCTCAGGTGCGATCAAATGTCGTATCTCGAGCAAAGTTGTTAGGTTACACGCCTGCAAGTAAAAGTGGTTCTGTCGCAAGTATCGATATGATTCTTACACCTTTAGCCGGTGTTACTAATCAAGCATATTCTCTTAACCGTGGTGAAAGCTTTTCAACAACGATTGATGAATCAGACTATACATTTATTCTTCTCGAAGATACTCAGGTTTCTTTGAGTACTGATAGCGAAGGAAATAATACTTATCAGTTTAACGATCTTTCGATTTATCAAGGTGTTTTGAAGGAAAGACGCTATGCCGTAGATAACTCGCTGCAAAATCAAAAGTTTGTAATTGATGATAGTAATATTGATACGACAAGTATTGTTGTAAAGGTTTATGAGAATGCGAATTCTGAGACTTATTCTGTTTATTCTCGCTTCGATCAGTTTTCTGCTGATATTGACGGTGATAGTACAATTTACTTTCTTGAAGAAAACTACGCCAATAAATACGAGATTCACTTTGGAAATAATTCAGTTGGTAAACTTCCAGGTAACGCAGCAATCGTTGAAATTGGTTTCTTAAGCACGAAAGGAGATTTGGCAAATGGTGCATCTTCTTTCACGTGGAACGGCGGTGCTGATTCTATAGTTGATGGTACATCTACAATTATAGTAAATTCACGATCAGGAGGAGGATCGGATAAAGAAAATATTGAAAGCGTACGATACAACGCGCCTTTATCATATATCGCACAGAATCGAGCAGTCACTGCTGATGATTACCGTGTTCTCATTAAGCAAATTTACGGTTCACTTGATAGTATATCAGTTTGGGGCGGTGAGTTAAACGATCCTCCACAATTTGGTAAAGCGTATATTTCGATTAAGCCAACCGGTGCTCTTGCTACGACAGATGAAGAAAAAAAATTGCTTATTGAAGCTTTGCAAAACAAACGCGTTTTATCGATTGAGCCCGTGATAGTAGATCCTGATTATACTTATATTTTCTTCAATGTATTCTTTAAGTATAATAGCACTGTCACAGCGCTTACTACTGGCCAAATAGAGGCAAACGTGAGAAACGCGATAGAATCATTTAACTCGCAAAACCTACAAAACTTTGATGGTGTGTTTCGTCATTCGCAACTTTTACAAAGTATTGATACGAGTGATAACGCGATCTTAAACTCTGCAGCGCGAGTATTCTTATACAAAGATTTGAGTTTGGAGTTTGCAACTTCTATTTCGTATGAAGTCGACTTTAATGCTGAGCTTTTTGTAGATGATGCAGAAACTTCAGTGATACAATCTTCAAGTTGGGAATTTACTGGTTACAACTATTATCTAGGAGATGAAGGGGCAGGTGTCGAAAGAAACGTATATGTTTATCGTTTAAATGATGATCAAGCAGAAATTAAAATGGTAAACAGTGTTGGTACACTAAATACTTCTACCGGCAAATTGGTTGTGAACAGTAGCCTTATTCCTTTAGAACAAAATGAAAATATCCGCATTGAAACTTCACCTAGATCAAACGATATTGTAACTTCGAAAAATACAATTATTCAAATTGATGTTCCAAAGTCGACTGTTGTTGGAGAAATTGATACAATTTCTGTTGGTGGTGCATCTGGTGTAGAAGGCTATAATACATTCTCTCGTACATCAGGAACAGGGAGGATTATTTCAAATAGTGGAACATCTACGCCTACTTCTGCATCTAACACATCTTCTACATCAGGAGGAACATCTACAAATAGCGGTGGGTATTCTGGTGGCAGCAGTGGTTATTAATCTTTATCATGTCTGTTTATTATCTTAAAGGTCAAAGTAATTACGGTGACTCAGCTGGACTCACCGGCTGGTTCTATCCTCTCTATACTGACGCGTCCCTGATCAATGGAGTATACCACACTCACACGTTTGCAGGACTAGACGATGTGGTGTTCTATATGCCTATGGGCGAAATAAATCACGCGGTTTCAACTCATCCTTCGGCGGGATCTTCTTATGGTGGTAGTGCCTATCAAGAATACGCAACATACGGAACTAATGATGAGGGCTTAGTTACGTACACGAACATTACTGCTTTGTCGACAAAGCAGGTCGTTTCAGTAGCAGCGTATAGTTTAGGCACAAAAGCTGCACCCAAGGCACGTGTTACTAATGTTGAATCATCGCGAGTTGAAGATTTGATACCTGTGCAGTTAAGACAATCTTCTGAAACACTTATAGCGCTGTTAAGCGATTATTATAATTACTTAAATCAACAAGATCAAACAAGTGACATATTTAATCGTATAGTTTCTGAGCAAGATATTGACGAAACTTCACTTGGCTATTTAGATAAATTGCAGAATGAAATTGCTAAAACTGTTCCAAATTCTAAGACGCTAGATAGAGTTTCCCTTTACAAAAGAATAGTAAAATATTATTCTATTCGAGGAAGTGAAGAATCTGTTTTGGTTTTCTTCCGCATCTTTTTTGATGAATTGGCTGAAGTCCTTTATCCTAAAGATTTGTTATTAAAACCATCTTCTGGAAAATGGAAAAACAGTGACAAAATCGAAAACTATACTGACTTTATCGAAGGATTTGCTGATAAAGGCGAAAACTTTGGTGAGAAAAATTTAAACGACGTTATATCTTTTCGTGATACTAATAGCTTACAAATCGCAACCGGCCAAATCAGAAGAGTTGAAAATATAAAAGTATCTGAAATTCATCCTGTTACCGATAATCATATTATTGAACTTCCTGCAAATGATTTTGCACGGTATGATAATACAAATCCAGATGAGCCAACGTTTAAACTAAATAACCCCGCGACTGGAGGACCAGCCCAAGCAATTGCATTACTGAAAAATGGTGTAGTGTATACTTCTACTGAAGGACTCGATTTAAGTGCAAGTAGCGGTGGCGGTGGAGGAGGATTCGAGCGGGCGCATGTTGATCTCGGACAAGTATATTCAAGTGAAAATATAACTGAAACAACAGACGAGTTTTCAATGGTTGCTCGAATAAAAGCCTCAAATTTCTATGGCGCCATCGCATCAATATTTAATGCCGATTACGCATTTCCTTCACACGTGGTGTATGTTAGTTCTGGTAAGTTAGGACAAGAGATTTGGAGATGGGGTAGTTTTTATGGGTATAACACAGACTATAATAGCGGATCAACGAGTATACCTATTAACGAATGGTCTACTGTAGCAACAAGAGGTAAAAGAGATAGCGCTGCTACACCTGCCTCAGGAGGTAGTGGTTATATCGATGTTTCGGTGAATGGCGAAGCTTGGGAAAGAGTTTGGGATGATAGCAACTACGGCACTCCTACATCCTTCAACATAAATAAATTTTATACTACTGCTGACGCAGTATATAGTTTATCTAATTTTCAAGAAGACGGAACAAAAAATGGTAAGCCTAGATATACTACAGCGATATCAAATCTTTCAAAAAGTGGAAGTGGTGCCGGAAATGTTTTCCTCGAAGCCTTTGCGACAACCAATAGCGTTACTGAATTTGAAATTTATTTTGAAAACGATTTAACATCTTCTCCCTTAAATCAATCTGGTATTGAAAACGATCAAGGTGTTTATGGTGGATGGATTTTAAGACCAGCTGATGGCAATGTGACCAACTCTGCTTTTGCAGTTTGGTATGATATTGACAGTACCGTTGAAATGTCAGAAATCTCAGCCAATCAAGGTGTGAATGTTGGTATAGCTGGACAAATACCAACATCTGCTATTAACACGACTATTTTTCCTGACGCTACTTCAATAGGCAATGGTGACTATGCTGGTCATGGACCTAATGATTCAGGATCGGCTCGTAATAATTTTTACGAAGTGTTGAAAGATTACAATCGTCGATTAAGAAACGCAGATGAAGATTATATCGAAAGGAAACCATGGCTTAACTATCAGATGCTTTTTACTGGTGGCAGTCAGTACGTTTCAAGTGGAGCAGCAATAGAATTTGTTTCTAACGATAAGAAACTTACATGGGCTACAACAAAAGACTTTTTAGATGTTAAAGATAAAAGCGGGCATCTTCGACTAGGTGTTCACAGGTACAACCACTACTACTCTGGCAAAATACTGCATTTTTCGTATTTTAATAAAGTGGTGAGCCAAAGTGAATTAGATGATATTCACGAATACTATACTTCTTTTAATTCAAATAAGTGGGGACTGCGAGTAAGCGTAAATGAAGACGCTTCTGTAATTGCTGCTAAAGAAATTGTTAGATTAGCTGATAACGCATATACGTTAACAGATATTACCGGACCTAAGATCAATGCGTTTTGGACATACGACGAAGATAAGTTTGCATCAGTTTTAACAAACTTTAAAGTTGCAGGTAACAGCGGAACTATTAATTGGGGAGATGGAAGTGTTCCTATTAGATACGCAGACAACATTGCGACTCAGCACACGTTTGGTCCATCGCCTGCACTACAAGGAAGCTACGAAAATCGTAAAGGATTTTTGTCTGATATAGATAAAATACAAGATAGTAATTATTGGCAGGATTACTCTTATGAAATTCGTTCTGGTCTACCAAACAACGAATGGATTAACGAATATTTAAGATTAGTTCACCCTGCAGGCCTGAAGCTATTTACTGCGTTGTTATTGCAAATAGTGCAAAAAAATATTTGGACAGGCCACAAAGATTGGGATGAAAATAATCCTCAAGAAGAGGAGCAATTAAAAAGCTGGCTTGAAAAACTAACGCCTCCTTCAAGACGTTCTGACGTCAACGAAGATGGTTATCACATGCCGTTTTATCAACCTGGCTGGTTGAGTTCAGAATCAAGATCAGTTCGACTGCTTATAGAGGCACTGGTGTTCGCCGGAGAAGATGCAAGATCTGGTGGTGATAAATTTGAAAGAGCTGTCAAGCTTATCTTAAAGTTTACTGCCGAATTAAACGCAAAAACTAGAGATCATCATGTTTTAGAACAACATCAAGGTGCACAAAAGTTTTTCGACATAAAAACGCGAGTTGCTGATTACTCCTATTTGACAGTAAACGAATTAGGCAACGACGAAATCAAGTTAAGTCCTTCTCAATCGCACGAATCAAATATTCTTGCTGATCGTTTACCTTGGAGTTTAGGAAGTGGCCATGATGATAATTACGGCACAGACGCTGAATCGCGCTGGACGGCTTTTGGAGATGTTAGTGAGAATAATCGCACCTACAGAAATGATCCCTTTGGTAAACTGAATATCGCATGGATTGGAATTAATAAAGATACAGTAAACAGCGTGGATGATGGAGGATTTAGTTCTCCTATAATTGATATTGATGCTTCTCAAAATAAAATATACCGTTTTTCAGTTTGGATGAAACGACAAACTGATATAGACGCGAGCAATAAAAGTTATTTTGGTCTAGTAGGTCGAGGTGGGACAGGCGAGAGCATAGTGTCTGCAACGAGCGGAACACCTGCTGTGTCTCCTCAAATCTTAGCTGATTTTAATATGCCAATAGGTGATACGTGGTATCTGCTCGTAGGATTCCTTCGTCCTAATGATAGTAGTACAACAACTACGTTATCTGATTCGTTTGGAGGAATTTATAATACGAGTGGAAATAGAGTAGATAGCACGATTAATGATGAATGGAAGTATCTTTCAGATGTAGATGGTTTGGGTATAACTGCGCGGCAAGTGGTTAACACAGGCGTTACTGAAGATGAAGTTGAAATGTGGGGCCCAAGGATTGATGTAGTTGACGGAAAAGAACCTTCAGTTCAAGAATTAATTTTCCCTACAATTGATTCTGATATTCTTTATAATATAAAGAGTAGACCTTCTTCCCAGACTGTTTACAAACTAAATAATTTTTCTACAGAAGTGCTTGGTTTCACGTATAGCTCTGACCTACATTCTATTGTAACAAACGATATTAATTATGGTAATCAATTGAATTATAACGAAAACTTAAAATTTATCGATACAACGAATATAGGATCTTATTACGACGTTGCAATATCAGATATGGCGAACGTTGAAGAATCTGGTTACGTGACTCAAGACTTAAATGAGAATGTAGGTAGGCTTGATTCGGGAGGAACTAATCAATCAGGAGGAGGATATTGACATGAGTTATCAGAAAAGAATTTTAGGACAACAACTAGGAGCATACGTTTATCTTGATCCACGTATTGTTATAGCTAATCACGATCTCGCAGAGGTTTCTGGAACATTTTGGACTACTGACCGTACTTCTACAGAAGGTCAGACGAAGACTGCTATAATACTCACTTTTCCAGCTGGTGAATCTTCACAAGAAATTTTCTGGGGTGATGGGTCGAGTTCAGAAACGTTTAGTAGTGGCGCTAGTTTATCACACACCTGGCCTGCATCACTTGCGCTCGGCGCTGGTGAATCTTTATTCACGTCAGGCGCATTGACGCACACAACCAACAAATATATGAGTGGAAATTATGTAAGAGGTTCTTCAAATTTTTATGCGAAACTTATATAAATAAAACTATTAACAATACAACTAATTTTTAGAAAGAAAAACAATGGCAGCAATTATTACAGATGATTTTAGACGGAATTCAACGGCGTTTTTGTTGAAAGATATCACAGATCAAAACACAGGAGCTACAGATTCAGCTAACGATTCTGGATCTGATTTTGAGTATTTTATTGGGATAGGCAAATCAGATGCATGGGATAATGATGCATTAAATAACGATGAAACTAATCAGAACTTCTCAACGCCTTTGCCTAATGGAAGCATAATTGAATCGAAAGAAGTTATTGATAACTTGGTTGGTGCTATTGCAATTAAAACAGATCAAGCCTACAGCATCATTCCTCGAATTGATTGGGTTGCAAACCGTAGATACAAACGTTGGAACGAAAATGATTCTACCATGTTTGACGTTAGCGCAGTTGGTGGTAATACATATTACCCTTGTTACGCGATATACGACAGCAAAATTTATATTTGTTTAGATAACAATTCAGACGCTGGATTTAGTGCAGGTGAATACGTTCCTGGTCTATCTACGAATACGCCAGCAGGAACATCTGCTTCACGTTTACCAAATCTTTCGGCTGATGGATATATTTGGGCCTATTGCGCAGATTTAAATCCAAGCTCTAAGTTTAACACTGATCAATTTATTTCTATCACCGAAACTGCAACAGGAACTGCAACTGATGCTACAACGGCGACTGCTGGTATGGTATATGGATTTGAAATTTTAAATGCTGGAAGTGGGATTAATGTAGGTACTACAGGTAATTTCAAATTGCTTTTAAATAACAATGATGGCACTACAAAAGAAATAGATCTTACAGTTGATAATACTGGAACTGGAAGTTCAGCGGCTGGCGTCGTTATGTCGAGTTTCAACACTCCTACTCAATTTAAAAATGAAACAAATCAAACCCTTCGAGCATCTGTTGTACCGGCTGCTGGCACAACTGCTACTGCTCTTCCCGTAATTCGTCCATTAGTTGCGCCTATCCTTGGATTTGGTCATACACCAACTGCTGATCTTCCTGCGTTTTATGCAGGTCTTGCAGTAAATTATAATGGCAATGTTGGAGGAGAATTACCGACA